ACCTTGAATGCCTTGAATGCCTTGAGCACCAGTTGGACCTGTTGGACCTTGAATGCCTTGAATGCCTTGAATGCCTTGAGCACCAGTTGGACCTATTGGACCTTGAATGCCTTGAATTCCTTGAGCACCAGTTGGACCCGTTGGACCAAAAATATTACTTACTGTTGATATCGTAAAGGTATTTCCACTTTGTGATATAATAATATTTGAACCACCAGTAATACCAATATTACCATTTACATTATTTACTGATTTAACTGCTCCAAGTAATGTTACTTTTCCATCTGAAGCAACATTGAAATCTGAAGCGTCATAATAAGCCACACCAGAAATACCAGTTGAGGCTGTTGCTATATTAAATAATATATTACTACCTGAAATTTCAGTGGTGATCGCCTGTCCAGTTTTTCCTCTTAATGTAAATGAAAATGGATCCGTTGCTGATTTTGAACCACTTTGAGCTTTTATGCTATCTGATCGTATACCAATTATTCCAGCTTTTGTAACAAAATCATCAGAATCAAATGCGGCAGAACCGAAAACAGAATCAGCTGAAGATTTTGTGACTTGTGCTTTTTTAGCTGTTAATATTATGTTAGTTTGATTTAAAATGGAAACATCATTAAATCCAAGCCCTGTGGTAATTCCTATATTACCTGATATACCATTAAATGTTCTTACATAAAAATCAACTGGGCCAGTAGGGCCAGTTGTACCAGTATTTCCTCTAACATACCCAATAGAATATTGTGAACCAATAATTCCATTAGGATCTATTTGTGAAATATATAGAAAATCTCCAATTACTTGAGCTGCTGTATAACCATATCCAGAAATACCAGCGATTCCTGTTGGTCCTATAGGTCCAGTTGGACCTGTTGGACCAGTATTACCACGAAGCCCTTGAGGGCCAGAAATAGCAATTCCAAGTGGTGATGCAGAAATGACAGCAGTTGTTTGATTTGTCGAAACAATGTTTGTAACATTATTAGGAACAATTGTTGTTTCTGTTTCTTTAACATTAGTTACAACAATTACTGGTTTTTCATCTGCCATTTATTATCTCGTAATTTCTCTTGATATTTCAAAACTACCTTCAATAAGTCGTTGTACTTCACCCAAAGAATTTATCAATTCTAAATCATAAAAATGTTTACCAGCAGGAGCAAATTTCATGCTTGTAGCGTCAGCTCTTATAAGTATTCCACCAGTATATCCAGTAGCTCCAGAAATAGAAGTATTAAAACTTATGCCACCAATGCCTGCAATACCATTTATGCCAACAGAAAATTCTCCTGTTATTCCACCACAAGTAACTCCATTATTGCTAAAAAATAATATAACGTCATCGTCTTTAATAGATTTACGAACTTGCATCGCACCAGTAAAATTAGACAAATCGATACCAGTTCCACCAGAATACTTATAATGTAGGTGTAATTTAAACGTAGATCCTTGTTCTGCGTAAATATCGTATCTTGATGCTGGCATAAATTCTCCTATATTATTTATTATAAATCTGATGCTGTTGCAAATTCGCTATTCGGTAATTGTTTAATATACAAATAAGAATTTAAAACATGATTAACACTTCTAACATCTAATTCACTTATACCATACCAAGTATCAAAATCATCTCCTCTGACAATATATGATCGTTGATCTACTGGAGTCTTATTTTGATTTCTTGCTGTCTGATCCTTATAGCCATACATCAAAATATTTGTCTGTGATGATTCGTAATTTGTTGTGACTAAAACAATTCTCCAATACGAAGCGGTAGTTCCAGTAGAATTTTCTATTGTTTGTTGAAGTGCCATTTATTAACCTTTTATGACCAAGGGCCGATTGATGTCATTGTTGAAGTTCCAATTGGTGTAAATGAAATATAAGAACCAAATTTAGTTAGATTTGTTCCACCAGGAGCAGTACTAAAAGTAATTTGTGGTGTTAAAGTACATCCTGTGGTAGCATCTGTTTCTAACATACCATCAATAATAATCGTATTTCTTGCCGATGATGATGTTGCGTTAACTATACCACCAGAAATTGAATCAAAATGTACCATATCTTGTGCGCGAGAAACAGTACCAACTGCTGCTGGTAAATTAAGAACACTAAATGTCATTGCTGCGGTAACACCACCACCATATAAAAATCCAACGGCAGTAGTATGAGTAGTAGTTCCGCTTTGAATAATGTATTGACCTTTTACCAAATATGTTGTATTTGCTCGCAAAGAAATAGTATCAGCAGCACCAGTGAATACACTTTGAGCTGTATTTACATCTGATAAAGATACATCTGATGTAGCAGCGGAAATAATGCTAGATGATAATAATCCTCTACCAGAAGGAGTAGAAGCATATAAAACAGTACCATCATATTCTAGTGCTCCACCAACAGGAGTTGATATTAAGGTGTTTGATGATAATTTAATTTGTGCATTTGTTGCTGATCCAGCAGCAGATATACCACCCATTATATTAAGAATAGAATTTGATGGTAGTATGTTTATAGCACCATCACCAGATACTATATTTGCATTTGTCTGATCATGCTCAAAACGAATAAAATCATTTGCATTCGAATTATCATTCGAATAAACATAAAGATTTGCGTTAGTGTGTGTAGTTCCTGGTGATCTTGTAGCACTAGCAAAATGAGCACCATTCATAATTGCTACAGCACCACTTGCATTTGCATTTGATGTTAATACGCCAATTTGTAAAGTATCATTTCCTGTCTCTGTATGTCTTATTTTGGAATATTGAGAAGAACCAAATGAAAAATTCTTATCATTTCCCATCACAATTGCTGTATCAAACAGAAAATCAGCAACATTCAAAGAATTATCTGATGAACGAATTGTTCCTAATCTAGTGCCAAATCCCCATGATGTTGCATCAACGTACATTCCATAAGCAGATGAACTTGAAGGTGCAGGCATGAAGTCGATTCTACCATTTGTACTATTTCTTATAAATTCTTCATTTTGTAAATTAATATTTGATAAAAATGTTGCTCCTGATGTTACAAATAAATTTGATGTTGTAATACCAGCATTCATCACCTGACGAACTGAAAATGTATTTCCTTGATTAGTAGATGCTATATTTGTAACAGCACCCGTAATACCATTCACAGAAGAAACACCTTCAATAGCACCACATAAACCATTAAATGATCTTACTAATGGTAAACTAGATATTGATCTATTTTCCCAACCTGTTGTTCCGTCCACATAAGTTAATAAATCATAATTTGCTGGACCAGTAATTATTACATCTGTAAGATCGTCTAATGTTAACGATACAGATCCACCACCACTCGTAGTGCTTCTGAAACTTCCTGCTTGCAATATTAAAGCATCACTTGCATTTGTCAGATCTGTTGCGTTGCCTTTTACGATCAAAAAGCCAACAAATATAGCATTTGTTTTTGTATTTTCAATTTCACTGAAGTTTTCAAGATTTATATTTGCAGCAGCATCAGCAATGCTTGTATATATTGCTCTACCATAATAAACACCCAACAAACTTGGATTATTTGGATAAAAGAATATTCTCTGTATTGTATATTTTCCAGAAGGAACGGTCGCAAGAGTTCCAGTACCGTTATCATATTTTGTTGGATCAATTACAGTTTGATTCGGAACTGTTGTAAATGTTCCAGCAGTTGCCGCGCGATAATAACGATAAAATATACAATCTGTATAAGCACCATCAGATACAACACTTGGATCATCTGTATTGTTGATCCAATTTCTTCCAAGACTGAATGCTTTTCCTGACGTTCTATTTAATTTTAAATTTGCACCATTTGGTGATATTGTATGTCCAGAAATTTTAATTGGACCAAATGCTCTAATAAATTGTTCATATTGTTTATCAGTTGCGTATGCTACATTTGGATTTGTTCTAGCAATATTAATATATGTTCTTGTCGGGTGAATCAATTGACCAATGATTATCGAAGTCTCTAATAAATCATCAGTATAATATTCTGTTCTTTGCTGAACTGTACCAGCATTGTCAATATAAATCCAAGTTGTATCATGTGTTGCCAAATAAGTCAGAGCAATTCCTGTCTGCCCCGGCCAAGTAACATATTGCAAAGTTGGTAATGGATCTGCTGTATATGTTGACCCAGATGCGTGTATCTGACCTCTACCAGATGTGATATCAAATGCTGCGCTATTTCCAGCGTTTATACTTAATATACCACCATGAAGTAATCCTGTTGCTAGATTTGAGGCATAAATTGCTCCCGATACTCCATATAATGTTGGTGAGGATATCGTGAATGTTTTTCCTGACAATGATATAGAAACATCATTACCAGCAGATAGACCTATATCACCAGTTATACCATTTATCGTATAAACTTCGTTTGGTGTTATATCGTATTTTTCCCACGCATATCCATTATATTTCCATGAGATATTTTCAAAAGAAAAAGTCTCACCAATAGATGGATCATATGGAAAATTAATAATCATTATGAATATTTATAAATGAAAAACGGGGGATTTCTCCCCCGTTTTCTTAGTTAGTTGCGCCTGTACACCATAGCAATGTATGTGGTGTTGCTGGAACTACAAATGTCATTGTTTGGCCTCTTAAATATGTATTAAAGAAACCATTATGAGCATAATTACTCCCAATAATTGTATTGAAGTTTAAGTTGGTGCTGTCTGATTTATAATATTTTACATTTCCCATAGTAAAATTATCATTCAATGCGACTCTATCATAATAATGTAAAGTATTGCTTACATCACCTGCTATATTTTCCATATTTGAATAAAATGCCGGAAGACCACCACGACCTTCAAAATCAAAGTAATTATTATACCATAATCTAAAATGATTATAATTTCTTCTTCTATAATCATTAGCACTTGCAGTATTATTAAAGGTTAATCTAAAATATCCAGCATTTCCTGGAGCATTGTTAGTTGTTATTTGATCAATTTTATCAACTTTAAACAAATTTGTTGATGTCCAACCAGAGTAATTAGTACTGTTAATGAAATTCCATTGTGATTGCGTCAATCCAGTTGGTGAAGGAATTTCAACTTCTCTGAATGGATATGATGCAAAATCATTATCGACCATATATTTGAAGAAAATAAGTTTTCCAGTTGTAGAAGATGTGTAATTTGCAGTTGAACCGCCAGATGGAACACCTGATGTATCGAAAGCAATATTTGTTCCAGCAAAGAAACCTATTACATTATCAGCTTTCTTCCAATTAGAATACTTATATTCATCAGCCATTGCAGAACTACCTGCGACAAATGGTGAAGCAACACAATACCATAGATCAGAAATGTTTATGGTATTATTAAATACATCATCATCCATTATAGCAGTAAATCTATTTTGACCAGTTCTCGTAAGAGATTTCATTGCATATGATGTAGTCAATTTAGCAGTTTCTCCTACATTTGGAAGAATACCTGCTGCTCCAGCAAGTGAATACTTGTCACTATAGAAAGTAAATTCAATAGGCTGACCAGATTGTGATAATTCCTGCATTGAAGGAATTTGACGAACGTAATCTGTTCGTATTGAAGTATTGACGATATCATTTGATACTCTTGGAGCACCAAATCCATATACCGCAAGACGATCTGTAAATTCTTCGTATCGATTATCACTATTTTCTATGATAATTTTATCAGTTATGAATGGGCCAAATTTAATTCTCAAATCAGCCAACAATTGATATAATCCCAATTGATTTGGTGCAATAAAGATTTTATCATCGATGATTGCGTTTATATTAAGAATTGTTTGTGGAGAACTGAATACTTTACCATATCCAGAGTAAGTTCTACCAGAACCACCAACAACTGAATATGATGAAATAAATTCTGGAACGAATCCAAATGTTATGCCATCAAGTGGAACAGCTGGGATTGTATCTGATGCTCCTGCTAAATCATTCGTATTTATTGTTCTTGGTAAGAATGTTGCTCCAGTAACACCTAACATTTGAACAATTACATTACCACCTAAAATATTCGAAGCATCATAAACACTTCCAAGATATGCGGAACCTAGTGCTTTTTGTCTTCTAGTATATGAAGGAATAGCTGTATTCCAATACACATCTTTGATGTAATCAACCATAGGTTGTTCAAATGTATTTCCAACCCAATTCATGATTGCAGCATGCTTCATATGTCCTTCATCTGCAATATTATTGTAATTTTGTTGTGTAGTTACTGGTAACAAAGTTACACTTGCAAAGGTATGACCATCAAACCATTGATGTGGAGTAAATCCCCATCCAGAATAATTTGCTTCCGCCGGATATATCATAAATGTGGATTGATTTGTTGGAGCTTCATTATTATCAAAATCACGGTCTAATATGAAAGTAGCATATTGAATAGTTGAAACATTACCTACTTGAGCGGTAGTTTGTTCACTTCCTTCTTGTACAGTCAATGCACTTCGATTTACAAATACATTTCGTGAATCAAGAATCGTATATGCAGTATTTCCGGCTCCTGGACCTGCGGTAATCTTTAATTTTGAACCAATCAAAGATTGTGGTGTAAATCCCCAGAATTCTGAAACATCAGAAGCAGAATCAAATCCTTTTCTTAATAAATTACCACTTGAATTTACTGTTAATGGTAAGGTTGCTGGGCCTGGTAAACCATTTGATGGTCCTAAAGATGACTGTCTAGCAACGAAATCTTTATGAGCAACAACAGCACCAAAATTACCACTTATAATTTCACCTGATAATTTAATGCTGGATACTGTATATGAATATGCACAAGTTATACCTGTAGCCTTGTAAACCCATCCAGTTCCTGTTGCTCCTGCCGCCTTACTTGGCATTGTAAGACCGTGATATAAGTTTATATTTGGATTTGTTAGAACAGCAGCCGTAAATCCTTGATAACTTGCATTTGATGGACCATATAATCTAACACGTTGTGCATATTCTTGTGAAGTCAGAGATTTTATATAATAGCTTTCAGGTGCTTGTATTTGATTAATTTGCCATTTTCCTGTGGATATACCAGCATATGTTTGTCCATTTGATTGATGTGGAACTATGGAATTTAATCTATTTCTTAATTGTTGATTATTATGCCAATTTTTAATATCACTTCTATCATAGACCCATCCTAAGAAAGACACCCATGGTGTGTTTAAACACATATTAATACCACCACCCTGTGGATATGCCCAACCACCAGCATTAATTAAACTCCAGTTATCAATACTATATTGTATTACTTTATCAAGTGCTTTTCTTCTATTAGTTCTTGATACCCACGGAACAAATACAGATTGGAAAATTTGATCTTTTACTTTCAAAGCTTTTCCTGGATATCCATATTTCTTTTCAGTTGTATTTGAATTATATGCATCAAATGCACTTATAGCATAAGTTGCAGCATATGCACTATGATATGGCATTATAGATGATGTCCAATAACTATTAACATATTCATTCCATGCATTTATTTCTTGTTGAATATTTGATGCATTTAAATTTATAGATTCTCCATAAATATTTTTTTCTGGCATTTTCAATAAATAATCTTCAGTATTTTTTACCATATCTCTTCGGTAAAATATTGGACGATTTGCTAAAGATGCACCATTCCACATTACAGGAGGTCTATAACAATCAGCATAGGTTGGACCAACATTTTGTGGAAAAGTTGTTAAAATGCCATATTTTTCAACAATACATCTTGACATATATGGTTCAGTCCAAGAAACCCATCTATTTTCTCCTTGTGGGTATGTTGCTTGTTGCCAATTCCCATTAAAATTTGATTTAGCAGTAACTAGAACATCACCACCAGAAAGACCTACTGGGAAGTTCAAAAAATTACTCATGGGGTGATCATCTAAATCAGTAGATTTATTAATAACAAACCCTTTATTAGAATTTACATTCAACGAACAACGTTCATCATATATCCACTTTTGAAGTGTGTACCCAACATTTGTAATTGTCCAATTAAAATTATTTTGATGCCACCATGCTTCTGGATTCTTCATGGATCCGTTGACCCACATGGTTATACCAACACCAGAAATTTGTCCTGCTTCAGACGTATATCCAGTCTTGATAACTGGGCAATTTTCAAATGCACCATCGCCAGTTTGTAATTCATAAGAAACACCAGTAACCATAACACCAGCAGGTGGTAAAATCACATAAGGTTCTCCGGAAATAAATCTACCCCAAGTAACTGGAGAACTAAAGCTCCATTTAAATCCATTATAAGTAACTGGAGTCGTGGCACTATTATATTGAACTGGTGCTCCAACATTACTTATTAAGTAAGGATTTCCACTTGGTTTAAATGTATCTATTCCTGTTTGTTCTGTTATTATTCCTGGATTCTTTGATGACATGGTTGTCCTTAATTTGCTATAATACTAATTAATATTGGATTTCCGTTTAAACTTTTTATTTGAAGCTCTGAGATTTTATCAAGCTCAATAAAAACATTGTCGTTATTTATTATTTCTATTGTATTTGTAGTATTTAATACATTAGATATTTTTACTGAAATAACATCACCATTTATATCTGAATTATTTTTGATAAAAACTCCGTTGTTTATTTTAATAAAACTTAAATTTATTAAATCTGTTAAATTTACAAATTCATTGTTACTAATTAATAAAGATGCCATGAGTTTTGGTGAATTTATTACTTGTGTGATAAATTTAGGCATTTCAATTTCCTATAACTTGATATGATATTGCTTGATTAGTATTTGCTTTAATAAAAATATCGCTTATGCTTGAACATTCTAATAATATACTCTCACCTGGTCCAAGTTTAAAACCACTATTATTTCCATGATTAGTATTAGAATGTTTTATATAAAAAAAACTATTCACGTCAGTAGCAATGTTTTTGATTTGAAATCCAACATTTGCTACTGACGTGTCAAGTCCATAAATGTTTGTTGTAATTACAACAAAATCGTCTGCAACACCAATAGACAAGCTATTTGAAAATAATTGTTTTACTGGATAATTTTCAAATTCTTGTATGAATGACATTATTTTCCTTAATTAGCGTATATGCTAAATGTAATACCTTGACCAGATGAATTGTTTTTAACTGTAATAGAATCTAATGATGTTGCTTCAACGAAAATTTGTTCATTTGCCTTGAGCACAAATCCTGTATTTGAAGCGTGGGTTGCTCCGCTGAATGCAACTCTCATTTCAAGTGGACCAATATTTTTGACTAAAGCACCATCATTTAATGTCAAACTACTAGCTCCAGAAACGTGTGCGTTGGCAGTAGCGAAATTTTCAGCTGTTCCGCTAATGTGTCCGACAGTATATAAAGCAGATGGATTTGTGATTGCGATTCCGAATTTCTTTGGCATATTTTCTCCTGTAATTCTATTTATAAAAAAACCCACTTTCGTGGGTTTAATCATTACTTACGTTCCTTAAATTTCTTAGGTTTTACTTTTTCCATTTCTTGAGGAGTTTGCATTTCTTTCATTTGACTCTGAAATGCCATTTCTTGTTTTTTCATTTGTTCTAAAATATGTCCATATTGCTGCATATTGCTTTGAATTCTAGGAATTTCCGACTTTGGAATTTTATTTTCAATCAACAACTTTCTACAGACATCATAACCAAGCTGAAATTGGCCAGCTGCATGAGCGGTTGCTGCTAATTCATCTAAAATTGCATAATTATAAATCATATCTGGAACAAACAAAATATCACTCTGTGGGAAAGGTATCTCTGATGCAGCCTTTGCAAACATATATGCAATAGCTGGCATATTAAATTTTGTTCGATATATCTGAGCAATATGATATAATGGTTCTGCACGAATTGGTCGTGAATTATATGCAAGTAGGAACGCCTCCATAATTTCACCCCAAGGACGATTTAACATAGCCTTTGCAACGGCAATTCGATAGAGAGAGTAATATACTTCTTCTCCCCATCCACCCTTTTCGGCTCGTCGCATGTATGCCTCTATCGCTTTTTCCCATTGTTGCGAATCAAAATATGATTGTCCCAAATAGAACATATAACGAATATTATCTGGTTCGTCTATAAGTGCTTTTTCTAAAGTTTCTGCATCCTTGGAATATTTCTCAATTGGTGTAATACCAACATTTCTTGCTCCAACAGTACGAGCAACAACTCGGTAATTTCCTTCTAATTTTGCAATAATTGGTTGTTCTTTAATACGAGAACGAGCATATTCATGTAGAACTCCCACATATTCCCAATCGGCTTCAAGTTTAAATATTTGATTTCTCCACCAAGAAAATTCTTCTCTTCCTAGACGAAGAGCATATGAATCTGCTTTATTTCCTGGTGGTAATTTAAACTCACCTTGTAGGTAATCATCAGCATCGATCATATAGGCATATTCTGCCTTACCTTTGCAAAGATCTAAAGCTTCAGTTCTTGATTTACCGAAACCTTTCCATTCTCGCTCATGAAGTTCTCCTGGAATACCTTTTTCTGCAAAGAACTTCTTGATAATATCTTGTGTTCCATCAGTAGATCCAGTATCAACAATTACCCAATAATCAATAAGTTTATAGATAGAATTAAGACACTCAAGAATCACATGAGATTCATTCTTTACAATCATTGCCAATGATAATCGATACATTATATAAATCCTTTATACTATTTATAATCGAATATTTGGGTATTTTTCAACAAAATAATCAATTGTTTTTTTAAAGCCATTTTGCATATTTAATTCAGATCATAAAAAGGCCACTTGAACCAGTAATTAAAACATTCATAATTTAAATTAAATTCTTATATTATTTGATTTATCAAAATAGTTAGTCACTACAGTTTCAATATAATCTAATTGTTCATCTGTTATGACTGGACTTGTTCCTAAGAAGAATGTATCAGTAGTGACCTTAGTTGAAACCGGAAAATCCTTCTTTGCGTTTCCAGAATATACTCCATCATATGCTGGCTGTAGAAGAACATTTCCACCAAAATAATTTCTTGTTTGTATCTTATTATCTTCAAGATACATTGTAAAATTATTTCGTTTTAGTTTTATATTATCCCGGATAGTCAATGGAAATGCAAACCATGATGGATCGGACTTTTCTGTTGCCTTTGGTAAATAAAATATTTTATCATATTTTGAAAAAATTGAAAAAAGACGATTAAAGTTTTTTTTACGAATTTCAATAATCTTATCAAGTTTTTTAAGTTGCACTAATCCAATACATGCTTGCATTTCGATTGGTTTTAGATTGTAACCAATTTCTTCGTACACATACTTGTGATCAAAAATTTCATCAGGAAATGATGGAAGCCAATTACTAAATCTTTTTTTGCACATCCCATCTTTTAAACATGACGCACCCTTACCTGAGCAATAACAACCCCTACCCCATTCTCTTAGGCTTTTTATTACTGTCTCTTGTTCGTCTGTTTTACAAGCAACAAATCCACCTTCACCCATTGTAATATGATGTGCTGGATAAAAAGAACAAGATGAAAATTGACCAAATGAACCTAAATATTTTCCATCATATTTACTGCCAAGTGCATCACAACAATCTTCCAATAGAATGAGATTATATCTATCTACAATCTCCATTAAGCGATCCATATTTGGTGGATTACCTAGAACATGCGCGAAAATAAGAACTTTAGCACCTTGTTTTGCTGCTTCTTCTACTTGATCAAGATTTAAATTAAGTGTTTCAATATCAATATCAACAAATACTGGAGTAAATCCATTTTGTAAAATCGGATTAATTGTTGTTGGAAATCCGGCTGCTGGTGTTATTATTTTGGTTCCTTTTGGAAGATTATAAAGTCTTTTTGACTTTAAAGCACTAATCATTAGAAGATTAGCACTTGAACCACTATTTATTAAAGCACCATATTCTTTACCTAGATAAGATTTAAATTGTCTTTCAAATCTAAGACCATTTTCACCAAGCACCCACCATCCATTTAAAATTGATTCAATAGCAGCAAAATATTCATCACCATCAAAAAAATCACCAGAGTATTGGACATAATCTTTTCCAGCAATCCATTGCTTTTTTTGGTTTATTTTATGCTGTATTAATTCTTCAATTTTAGATTTAATTAAATCATTATTTGTTATTTGTATCATAATTTATATCTTTCAGCTTATTATATGTATTTATTATACCAAAATCAAGACCTTGTTCGTGGATATCTGTTCCATGTGAATTTCCACAATAAAACTCTAATTCTTTATTATTTTGTATAATAATTGGAACCTTATAATCAGCTAAACAATTTATTTTTTCTGCTATTGACTTTAATGTATATTTATTTTCATAACAACAATTAATGTTTTTTGGTCCTTCATTATTAATATAAAAGTCAACGAGAGATATTAGATCTTGCATATAATAAAAATCCATAATTTTATTATTATGAATAATCATTGCATCTTTTTTAATATAACGTAAAATATTAGATTTAATAAATCTTGTTTCTAATTCATTATGATCAAATACACCAAATATACGTAAATTATACCAATCATGAATATTATTAATTATTTCATTAATAGCATTTTTACTTATACCATATGGTGTGTTATTTTGAAATATTTCTGCACCAGAACCAAATGTTATTAATTTTTTAAATGAATTTTTATTATCATTTAAATTATAAATCATTTTAAGATTTTGATAAACGGTATCTTTATTGTCTGTTTTTAATCTACTACCACCAATCACGGCGGTGTGGATTACAACATCAAAAAACTTATTTTCAAAAAATTCTTTAGTTGATGAAGAATCGGTTAGATCAAATTCATTTCTTGTGACATTTAAAATATTATATTTAATAATTAAATTATTTTTTATACTTTGTGCGATATATCCATTGCCACCAGTTATCAAAATATTCATTATTTTTTCCTGAAGACTGCGATATAGTTAATTTGATTTGGGTCAAGTACTATTTCTAATAATTCAAAATTATCGTTTACATCTTTATTTTGCTTATCATTCAAGAAACTTGAATATAGAATATTTGTTTTTTCTGCTAATAGCAACTCTTCACCCAATAACGAATTATCATATTTATACCAACCTCTTGATTTTAGAGAATTTTGTATATCTTCCATAAAATATAAACCGTCTTTCTCCAATAGATCTATTGATTGCCATAAGCTAATCATCATATGATTTGGCCAATGGCTTCCATCTTCTATTATAAATTTATATTTCACATTTAATTTTTTAATATCAGACCAATCATCAAAATTACCCTGATCTGCATAAATAAAATTTATAGATTTATTATTTAACTCTTTTATTTCATCCAATTTATCTGATAAATTATTTCCCCAAAAATTATCAACACAATATAAATTAATATTTTTGAAATAAGTCATCCACATTTTAGCTGATGCATATGGAAATCGTTTATCACAAACACCAATTTCCAACATATTAAATTGACTTTCTCTGTATGATGACATATATTTATCATAAACTTTTGTATAATGCATACAAAAGTGAGATGGATAATTATTACCCCAAGTTAATGTTTTTTTATCTGCTGTTCCCTTATCTGTTTCGTAATGATTAGCAATTTCATTTAAATTTTTATCAGCATTATAAAAATTATTTACATTTGATTGTTTTTCAAAAAATTTCATTTAATATCCTTTATAAATTAAAAACGTCAGAAATATACATATCAGTCAATTCACCGGGAATAATTTTTCCATTTTTATCTATACCCTTGTGTACTACTTTTGGTTCATGTTTTTCATATGGGTATGAAAATAATTCACAAATCAATGGTCCATTATAATTAAATACATCATTCAATACGTCATCTATTTGATTATTATTTGTAATTGAAAAATACTTAATACCATATGCATCACTTATTTTTGATAAATTTGGAAAGCTAATTCCGCTATCTGGACCGGAAGCAATCTCTTTTCCATTAAAAAAAGTTTCTTGAGTTATTTTAATGGACAAATATCCTTCATTATTTATAACAAATATTTTAATAGGAAGATTATGGTGAATTATTGTTTGTAATTCTTGAATATTCATTTGCAAACTTCCGTCACCTTCCATACAAATAACAGGATTTTTATTATTTGCAAAACAAGCACCAATTGCAGCTGGTAAACCATATCCCATGCTAGCACAACCAACATTAGTAAAACATATTTGATCTTTTTTCAGATTATATGTTTGTAGTGTAACAACATGTGCTGTACCATCACTTGTTATAATTGGATGCATGTTAGCGTAATTTTTTAATTTATTAATAAAATAATAAACACTAACATATCCTTTCATTTTTTCGTGTTTTGGATAATAATATATTTGTTGTTTTCTAGTTTCTTTTACAAAACATCTCCATTCATCAATATTGATTTTATAATCTTCTTTACAAATTGTTTCAATAAAAGTATTTACATCAGCATTTATAGCCAGATCTATTGGAAATTTATGTTTATGAATTTCAGACGTATCTATATCTACTTGTATTTTTTTAGAATTTGGAGAAAACCCTTTAAAATTGTATCCAGTCATTTTAACATTTAATCTACTTCCTAAGATAATTAGTAGATCAGCTTCCTGTACAATTTTATTTGATGTCAATTGCCCTAAAATACCTATTCTACCAGAATATAATTCATATTCATTATCAACTGAATCAACTCCACTATGAACACCAGTAACTACAGGAATTTTATATTTTTTTATAAAATTATCCAATATTTTTATACTGTTAGATATGCGAATTCCATTACCAGCAACAATCAATGGTTTTTTAGAATTTTCCAATAATATTTTAAAATTATTTAATATAGATTCATCTATTGTATCAATTTTAATTAATTTTTCATATTTCTTTAAATCATCAATATCGATTTCAGCACCTTGAAAATCTAAAGGTATATCAATCCAAACTGGGCCTGGTCTACCAGTAATTGCTATTTCATATGCTTTTTCCAATTCATATAGAATATCTTTTGGATTTTTTAACATTACAGCATATTTTGTCATAGGTTTTACTGAATCGATAATATTGAATTCTTGATCACCAATCTGGCGACAACCAGTTTCATCTCTAAGTTGATTGGAAGAAACTTGACCTGAAATAAAAATAGCAGGAATGCTATCTAACCAACACCCTAATACACCAGTTAATGTATTAGTTCCTCCAGGTCCAGTGGTGACTATTGCAGCACTTAAGTTGTTACTTAATCTAAAATATCCCTCAACAGCCATTGCAGCTGCTTGTTCGTGGTGTGTGCAAATATATTTTAATTTATTAGATTTACCCAAAGAATCTATAAGATGTATACAACCACCACCAGATACGGTAAATACATGTTTTATTTTTTTATTTTCTAAAAATTCTATTACTATATCAGATAATTTCATTTGTAAATTTCTTTAAATCAATCAGGGCTTGAGTCCAATTATGAAATTGGATGGCCTTATCGTCAATATAACATATACATCTAGGTTTTTCAGCAGTAACTTCAGAAATATATTGTTTGATATTATATTTTTCAAGCCACTCCCATATCAATTGCGTTCCAGTTTTTCCATTAATTATGGGTCTATCTGCTTTTGCTTTTGCTGTAAATATTACTATCTTATATTTTTGAGATAATAATTTCAGCGATTCAATGGATCCTTCGATTGGAGTACCATATATTGTTCCATCATGATATCCATATTCAAAACTATGAATAACTCCATCAAAATCTACTGCTATTATTTTAGATTCGTCTTCCTTAATTGTATTTTTATAAGTCATCATATAGCCATTGATTGATTGATTCTATCTTGAATCATTTTAATTCTTTTAATATCTTGATTTGCTAATTTTGTATAAAATTCATGTTTTGTTTGTAGCCATTCATATTCAAATAATTGACCTTTTGCTAAGGCTTTTGCTAAATTTTTAAGAGCAATGGATGGATCATATATTGCATATCTTGTCTCAAACTTATCAAGTAAGCCATCAGAATGTAATTTTTTCAGAAATTCTAAAGAATCAATAGATATTGCTCCACCTAAACACAGTTTAAGTCCTTTTTCTTTAATCTTAGAAAATACTGTTTTTGTCATAGTATATACTTCATCACTATTTACATATGATCTATCTTTTCCCATAGAGGATACTAGATCAACTCTGCCAATAGTAATTCCATATAATTTATTAACTTCCTGCGTATTTAGCATTTTATCTACATTATTTACAGCAGTTATTGTTTCTACATTAATATTTATATTGATACCAGAAATAACATCTTCTGGAATATAGGTTGTGGATGCTTGAATAAATTTCTTTAATCCAAATTCAGATTCTACCATTGGTGCAACAATGCCTTTAACACCAATAACTAGAGAATCTTTAATATCCCTTATAGCTTCGGGTCCGCCAATTTTTAATGTTAATTTTGTATTAGATTGATTACATAATTCTTTAAGACGTACAGTTTCATTGAATAATGCACCTTCATCTTCGAAGGATGTTTTTATGCCTATCAAACCATCATTTTCTATTAAGTCTGTAAGTAATTTCACACATTTAAATTCTCTACTGTTCATATTATATTTCCTTTACCATATAAATTTATTTTGATAATATTCTACTATATTTTTAATTTCAATAGAAAAATTCTTTTTAGGAAACCAACCTAATTTTTTCAATTTAGTATCGTCAAGTGAATATCTTACATCTTGTCCTACTCTATTGCAAGAAAAATCTACAAAATCTTCAATATTATTATTTGAAATATTATAATGATATAAAATGTTTTTAATTGTTTCCAAATTACTTTGTTCAAATCCACCACATATATTATAAATTTCATTTTTCACGCCAGAATCTATAATAGTAATCACAGCATTAGCTGTGTCTTCTGCATGTAGCCAATTTCTTATAGGCGTTCCATTGTTATGGAGTGGAATTTTTCTACCTAGATTAATATATTTACACGCTTTTGGTATTAATTTTTCAATATATTGTCCTATACCATAATTATTTGTTGGTCTTACTATAACATATGGTATGTTATATGTTCTTGACCAAGCAAGTATCAACATGTCTGCTGCGGCTTTTGTTGCAGAGTATGGATTTGATGGTTTAAGTAAATCTGTTTCGGTATGGGAACCTTCAACAATATCCCCATAAACTTCATCAGTGCTAAAATGTAGAAGCACTGGGGTTTTTGAACTTTCTTGTCTATAATTTTTAATTAGTTTAAGTAAATTATGAACACCATCTATATTAGATTTTACAAAATCATCACTATCTGCAATAGAATTTCCTACATGAGTTTCAGCAGCAGTATTGATAATATAATCGCAATCGTATAAAAATTTTAAATCATTTATATCACAATGTACAAATGAAAAATTATTATAATTATTAAACTCTTTTAAAAGTTCTTTATTGGCAGCATATGTTATTTTATCTACACCTTTTACATACCACCCTTTTTGTAAACATACTCTCGTAACATAAGATCCAATAAAACCTAAGCATCCTGTAATATACACAACTTTTTTCATTTTTTATAAACTCTATTAATTTTGTTTTATAGCTATCCAATCACTTGGAAAATAATTACCATTTAAATATTCAATATCTGGGCGATGATCATTGACATAATTATATGGACAAATAACTTTTCTATCTTTATTTATGTTTAAATAAGCTGCCATCCATGGAAAACTACTATTAGCTATTATATTATGATTACACATACTCATTAAACATAATTGCTGAAATTTATCTAATCCTTCGACATAAACTGCATTGTCTATTTTAAAATTTTCTTTAACCCAAGTCATACCACTATCGCCAAATGCAGCTCCAGAAAAAATTAAATATTTTATTTTTTTATCTGGAATTAATTCTTTTATTTTTTCAACTGCTTTATAAAAATATTCCAATGAAAGATTTAATGATGCTAGTTGTAGATAATCACCTCTTCTAAATGAAATAGATACAGTTATTTCATCACTATGAACATTTTCATTTAAAAAATTTAAAGAGTGTTCTATATATTCTGGTTTAAATGTAAATAATTTTTTTAAATCATCTATATTTTGATGATAATACTTATATAGTCCAACATCCCCATCAATAATGTAATTATTTTTATTATTTAGTGTAAATAAATTTAAATCTATATGACTTAACTCATTATTGTTTTTTGGTTCCACATATATAAACTGTTTATCTTTTAAATCTTCAACAGATATCAGCTTTGGTTTGTTTATAAATGGAATATCTAAACAATAGTTATAAGCACCATTATATAAAGTTCCATATAAATATTCTTTTACAAATACTAATTCAAGGCCACAAGTTTTTGCTATTGAATATAGTCCTGCATATTGCGCCATTTGAGATGCGAATCCACAACAAATTGGTATGTTTAATTTTGTTAGATATCCCATATATATTTCCTTTTTTTATAAATAATTTTTAAAATAAGTATTTAAAATTCTCTTTCTATGAATATTTGATGCTCCAGTTAAATGGCACAGAAAAGAATTTTTATTCCAGTGATATGGTATATCTGCTCTAGTTGCCCATTGCTCTGCGTACATCTCTTTTGATGGTGCTGCATTTAAATAATCATGGTCGAGAATTTTCATCATATTTTTCAATGGAGTATTAAAATATAAATAATTCATGGCTACTTGTTCATTTGGAGCTTTACCATTTAAACTATAAAGTACATTTAAAAAATTATCCGTATTATGATTTTTAACAAATAAAAAATTTCCAGCACTAATGCTATATCTGCCATTCCAATCATATGATGCATAAAATGTAATATTTTCTTCTAAAGGAAAATTTTCTATTTTTATTTCATCATTAGTTATTATTGAATCAGCATCTACCCATAAAACAATATCATAATATTTTAACATATCAGCTGTTCTGGATACTCTCAAAAAACCCATATTTGATTCTTCGAAGTTTTTTTCTTTATCCTCACCAAAATCTTGTATACTTAATAAATCATAACCATGTTTATTAACATATCTTAGTTTTGATGGTAGTGTCATATCTGCAATTTCTTTTATTGTTAAATCTCCAGCAGAATAATATGCATCTAATGATTGTTTTCCATATCCTGTAACAAGTAAAATTCGTTTATTCATGTATATTCATTCCCCAATCATTTAAATTTGGTATATTATATTTTTTTACATTATCTTTTATATAATTGTACTTATAGTTATTTTTTAAATTTTGATTTTCATATATTTTTTCATCTATTTTCAATGGAAATTGAAAATTTTCATATTGCCAATCAAAATTATTAACGGAAGCATCATATGCAGTGGAAGGTAGTACGTCTATATTAAAATTTTTATTTAAAACATAGTCTTGTATTTTCCAAAAATATTGTTTTATTGCTACTGTTTTTTTATCCAACCACTGTAAATGGGCGATGAACAAATGAGGAACAGTTATAATTCCTTGTTTTTCTGGTACTGGAAGATGTTCTGAATGTTTTTGTATATTTTTAAAAAATACTGGTTTAGAATAAGAACCCAATCTATCCTTTAAATTATATTTCCATGGCCCATCAACTCTGATTTGATTTTTTGATGTATATTGAATCCATTGTAAATGAATCATAATATCTTTATTATTATCTAAAATATTATAAAGTTCATTTTTACTTAATGTACCATCTAAATATTCATCAGTATCTAAACATATTATTTTATTGCTATATTTTCTTGCTTCATCGAATAATTTTTGTCTTATATTTGATTCAATTTGTGTTGTTAGATCACTCTCATTAACACCACTATCTAAAATAGATAAAATATTAAACTTATCTTTATTTTCAGTTAAATATTCTAACGTCCCATCATCACATCGATCTAACATAAAAACAAAAGCATCAGCATATTTTTGCCATTGTTGCATCATTTCTTTAATTAAAAATAATTCATTTCTTGTTATGGTTATTTGTACTATCATAATGTCTCCAATATTCTTTTAAATATATTTTCACAGTATTTTTTTGCTTCTTCGAAATTTTTATTAATTTTTTCTAAGTTTATATTATACCACTCTTCTGTGTAATCATGCACTAACACGCGCTGAAAATCAATCCAGTAGCTCGTATCAAAGAAATCGGAAACATTCGGACATCCCCAATATACTGGTATTGTTTTTGTAATTAAACAATCAATAAGTTTTTCTGAAATATAATTTTGATCATCTGTGCTTTCAATAGCAACAGAATACATGCTTTTAAAAAGATGAATTTTGTCATCATTTGGTAATTTTTCAAAGTTTGGTATTGGAAATCTGGTAGAGCTGTAAAAATTTTTCTTTGTTTTAATTTTATTTTGATTTGCAAATATTATATGTCTAAGCTCATAGCCAGATTTACCAGATAAAGATCCACAAATCATTGAAATAGAAAGCTCTTTTTTAATATTTCCTAGATCATCACTATATTTTCCAAATGAGTCTGGGTGATGTGATGATTTATTTAACCAAGTTGTACCATAGAGCATAAATTTTGCATTTTGACATTTTTCTAATACAATTGGATTTGATGTTATAATTTTATCATATGCTTTATGATGTTTAATTATATTATCAGGAGTTTCAACCCATCTAGATGTAGTTGGTTCATTAACATGACAAAAAATCTTATATGAATTATCATTTACAAAATTAGGAGATCCGCCTGGATATTGATTTTTTCCGAATCGTGTAAAATGTATTTCAGTTGGATTTACAACATCTGGTATCTCATCAGAAGATACCATATAATCCGCGTTGAGTATTATTGGCTTCATTTTTGCACCAAAAATTTATTACCAGGACTTTGAAATTTTATATTATGTTCATCAAAACCCATATTTCTCAATACTTGCTCTTTAGATTCTCCATCGGCAAGACCCATAGTAATTACTGGTTCTCCACCATGTATAGGAACACCTGGCCATACGCAATAAGCATTACCCAAAAATGCCATACGAACTCCTGTATTTTCTTGTAACATTTTAGTAAATATCTTTAATAATACTTCATGATCAAAGGCTACATTTGCTTGTTTTTCTAAAGTTTCACTTGCTTCTATCCAAGCATAAACAAATTCATATGCTTTTGGAGTCTGATTTAGGTATATTGGCGATGCCTTTGGCATACCAATGCTTTGATCTTCCTTAGTTGGAATTTTAGGAAAAGCCATTGCCAAATCAACTTTATCTGAGAATTCATCAAATACATCAAGCTTTTTATGAACCAATGAATCAACGTCTAACCAAACTAATGGTGTACGCAATTCATTCATCATCTCAAGTATGAATCTTGGTTTTGACAAACAATTTGAACGATATGAGCCTTTGGATGGTCGATGGCGTATAATGTTTGGAACGCCTAAATCATCAAGATTTTTTTTCAATCTTATAGCATGATCACTATAGTAAGTACGACTATCCACATCAGCATAAAAAGAAATCACAGGTGTCTTCATGGTCTAGTATTTATAATTGTTTTATCATATGATATAGAACATCATCAGCATTTTCTAATTTATTAACACGGTCAAAATTATTTTTTACTGCATCAAGTTTACTGTAGTATAGTTCTTCAGTAAGTTGTGATGGATCAAATGAGGAGTTGAGTGTAATTATTCCATCAGCATCAAAATAATTACCAATATCTTTTGTTCCCCAATATACAGGAATAGTTCCTGTAGCAAAACAATCTGTTAATTTTTCTGTAAAATAACTTTGGTACTTATCATTTTCAATAACAATTGAAAACATATATGGATTCAAAGCTTTGCTTTTGTCACCCCATGGACGTTTCTCATAACCAAATCTAGGAGATCCAAGTACACCACCATAAAGATCTATTTTATTTTTCCATTGTTCAGCTAAAGTATGTCGTATTTGATGTCCTATGGTGGACTTTTTGGGGGATGCTATTAAAGAAACTAATTTTTCTTTTTTAAAAATTTGTTTATCTTCTATCCAAGGTAAGTTACTTCCAGCAAATGAGAAATGAAATTTTTCATTTTTCGTACAATATTCTTTATCAGAAAAATAAATTGCATCATATGAATCACATATTTTCTTTAAATTATTTTCAAATATATTTTTAGGAAATAAGTGTTCAAAAAATATTGCTCTTGATTCGCATATCCACGCTACTTTCTTTTCTCCTGGTTTTTTTACATAATTAATACCATGAGCAATAGAAGAATCTATAAAAACTTTTATTTGAGCATTTTCAGATGTCCAAGAAAAAAGTTTTGGTTTAAGATCAGAACAAGATGATTGACTAACATCAAACGGAGCACCGATGGCTTGCATTAAATCCATATAAAAAAGAACTCACTTTCCTATATGGTATTTAGGTATAAGTTGCCAATTGTTTTTGTCTTTATGAGATACTATTTTTATTCTTGCCAATGATAATTGAGGTTCTTTATACTCTTCTGGATCATTAGCTTCACATAAACCCCATTCAATTAATAATTTTACTATAGTATTTCTACGACCAATATCATCATCTGATATATCACTGTCTAAATTGTCTAATATAAACATTTCCTTAAAGTGCATAATAGCGTAGCGACCACGTTTATGTAAAATATGACAAGATTGAAATAGTTTATTTTCTTTTTTAGACGAAACACCAATTCTAGTAAGTGTTTCTTTGATCTTGAGAAAGTCTTCTTTTGATTTCAAGGTCACTTCGACACCTAGACCATCAAAAATATCATCATTATTTTCTTCCATTAAATACTCCAAAATATTAAATATTTATATTATTTAATATTTTCACCAGTATTTAATTGATCCCTGAGTTTTTTAATTTGTTCTTTTGATAAGATTTTTGCCGATTCTACTGCTTTTTTATCAGAATAACCATAATATTGCTTAATAATTGCAATATCATCAGAATCAGTAGACTTTTCTTTATGCCATTTAGCGAATCTCTTCTTTTTTGCAATCTTCAGCAAATAATAATCATATTGCATTTTTTTTCCCAAATTATTAAAAAAATTCATCATATTTGCTTCAAATAAAGTATCTGGAAAATAAGATAAAGATTTATTAATCATAAAAGGAACATAGATCCGTTCGCATCCCGGATCTACATTCATTAAATTTTTCTTAGTATCATTGATGCTATTTAAAAAATCAAATACATCCATTAGATAAACTCACAAGTCATCATTAATTCAACTAAACAAGCAACCATATTAATTTCCTGATCGCTTACAAAAGCAGCCTTGTATTGATATTCACCAAGAACAATAATAGCACTGGGAATACTGGTGGGGTTTAAATAATTATTCAAATTATCATAAATTTTTCTAAAAATGTCCGTTTCAGATAAATGAACATTTGATGCGACCCATTTTCTAACATTTGCAAAGTCTTTATTTTTCATAGATGTGATAAGATTTTTAATTTCATTATCAGCAATATTAATCAAAATACCTTCATCAATCTTACCAGAAACTGAATATCGTTGAAGTTCATTCAAAATTCTACGAAAATCTGGATAATGCTTCATGATAAGCTTTGCAATTGCTTTCTTATCATATGCCACAGATTCATTCTTAAGAATGTATTCACAACGATCAAGAATACCAGCACATATCATAGGTCTTTCATCATTTGTAATTGTAAAATCAATACAAGTACAACGAGAATGAATAGGTTCAATAATCCTAGACTTATAGTTACAAGTTAAAATAAATCTACAATTACTTGAAAACTCTTCAATAGCACCACGAAGTGCTGGTTGAATGCTTTGAGCATTTGAATAATCAAACTCATCAAGAATTACAACTTTCTTTGAATTTTCTGAAAATGATACCGTACTCGCAAACTGTCGAATTTTAGTTCGCAAAGTATCGATATTTCCATCTTCAGAACAATTAATTAAAATCCAATCAGCATTTAGTTCATTACACAATGCCTTAGCTACCGTAGTCTTTCCTGTCCCTGCTGTTCCAGAAAACAAAAGATTCTGCGGTTCTCCTTTTGCAACCATGTCCTTGAAGGTTTTCTTCAAGGACGATGGGAGAATGCATTGATCAATAGTTTGAGGTCGATATTTTTCAACCCAAAGAAATTCATTAGTATTCATTTTAGGCAGTATATCGTGAATTTGGTTCCATTGCAAACCAATATGTAAGATTTAGATTTTCATTATCAAATTGAGCAGCAACATTCTTGGCAAATGCAATTTCATAATCACCTGCAAGAAGTCGAATATTTTCCATCTTAAAATTCAATTCGAATTCAGCACCATCAGCATTACCTTCAAGTTCTACCTTATAACTATTACTAGTTGGATCTTTTAGATCACAAATAATTGCATAGATGATCGTTCCATCACTTTGGAATGAGAGATCAGGTAATTGAAGAACTGAAGAAATACGTTGAAGTTCATTAAACATTCCTTCACTAATTCTTGTTCGAACAGTTGCTGGAGGCATATTTACAGACTTAGTTGGATACGTAAGAAGCCTTGGTTCTGAGTAAAAATAATTCACAACTGAATTATTTGGTCCAATAATACGGACACTCTTTTCTCCAAACTCAAATTGAGGATTGCTGAATAGACTAATAACTCCAAGAAACTTATTCAGATCCCAGATACCAAATTCAACATCAAATGTTTCTTCGATGACTGCTTCACCCATACCGCTCTTTGATGGGGTAATTGTCTTAATTACATTTCATGGTTTAACAAGAATATTTGAATTCATGTTAGCGAAATTCTTAAGAATGGACAGTGTTGTTTTGCTAATTGTAATTGCTGTAGATGTCATATGTACTCATTATATAAGATTTATTCGAACTCGTCAAGATCATCTTCATCAAGATGTTCATAATCTCCATCAACGTAACTTCTAAGTTTATTTTTAAAATCATTACGTTCTGAAGCACGTTCTTTATCTTTTACTCTACGATCTATATTTTTGGTTGTGTGTTTATGTTCACCTTTACCATTACGATCTCTATTTTTCGACATGTTTACTCCTAAAACTCTACCCAATGATAACCATTGTTATCTTTAATCCTGGTATATACGATACCAGTTGTGATATCTAACCACCTATCTCCTTCATTTGAATCCTGTGGTTCTATATCTGTTCTAAAAAATTTACTTTCCTCTTCAAATATTTTCCAATATTTTACATCAGTTCCAGGTATTATATCCTTGAATGATGTTACTGCAATATATTTTTTGCCATTATATTCAACTACATCACCAGTAAAATAATTATTAATACGACCATTAGGATCATATTTTTTATATTTACCTTTAAAGTTTATATTTTCTGGAATAAATTCTGATGCCATTAGATCATCTTACTGAAATTATTTTTCTTTTCGAAACTTACAACGTTATTAAATTTATCTACGATTTGATCTGCTTTATGACTGATAACAAATACGTTTGAATTTACTCCCAATGTATTTAGTAATTTCATTACTTCGTCTGTACCTACAGAATCTAAGGATGAATCAAAAACTTCATCAAGAATTAATAAATTACAGTTAACGCTATTTTTTAGTTTAGCTATATCTCTCCATGATAACAATAGTGATAAATCAATTCTCATTTTTTCACCTTCGCTAAAATTCATATAAGAAAATTCATCTCTATTTCTACTTTTTATAGTTTCTTGAAAATTTTCATCTAGATAAAAATGAATAAAGAAATCCATAGCTTTCAAATACTTATTAATATTTTTATTCATAGACGGAAGATAATGTTTAATAATTTTAGCTTTAACTCCGCTATCTTTAAGAATATCTGATATTTGTTCCAATTGGATATATTCTTCTTTTTTAGATTCTTTTTCTTCTTCTAATATTTTTAATGCTATTTGATATTCATTTAAATTTCTTTTTTCAGCATCAATATCAATTTGATCATTTACTGTCTTTTGAAGTTTAAGACGAGAATGATCTATAGACATATTAATAATAGCAATTTGATTTTTTAAATCTTTAATTTTACCATCTAAAATATTATTTTGTTTTAATTTATTTTTAATTAAATTAATAGAGTTTGATAATGATTCTATTTCTTTTTCAAATGTTTCGTTTGCTTCTTTGAATTGTTCAATATTTTTTTCGATTTCTTGTATATTTTTTTCTTTAGTTTCTTGAGTGATTTTACCTTTACATTTTGAACAATTTTCTTCTTTTTCATAAAAATCTTTTTCTTCTACAGCAGTAGATAATTTTAACGTGATCTGTGCAGTAAATTTTTGAAATTTAATTAGTTCTTTTTCTGATAATGATAATTCACTCTCATCTACTACTTGTTTATTATTTTCAAATTCTTGAATTTGATTATTTAAATCATATATTGATTCTTCATTATTTTTTATAAATGCATTTATTTCATTTATTTCATCATCTGTCAAACCTATTGTTTTATTAATTATCTTCTTTTGATATTCTATCTTTTGTTTTTGATTTTCAATCTTATTAGTAATATCTCTCAGATTTTCTTTACTAAGTAGAATTTTACCTTTAAGTAATGTATTCATATTTGTGAATACATTGATATCTAAAATATTTTCAATAACTGCTCTTCTATCGGCTGCACTTAATTGCATAAATGGAACAAAGGACGAACTACCAAGTATTACTACTTGCGTAAACGTCTTATAATTCATTTTTATAATTTGTTGTTCTAACACATCTTGATAATCTGATGTTTTTGCATCTTGATTTATCAATTTATTATTTTTTATAATTTCAAATAATTTTGGCCCTAAACCACGTCGAATTACATACTCGTCAGTTCCTATAGAAAAATATAATTCTACTAAACAATCTTTAGTATTGATTGAATTTTGTAGTTGTGGAATGTTAATTTTTCTAAAAGGTTTTCCGAATAACGCAAAAGTAATAGAATCTAATAGTGCAAATGATTTACCACTACCATTTTTTCCACATACTAAGGTTGTAGGTGACTTTACGAGATCAATTTCAGTAAATTTATTACCAAATGATCCAAAATTCTTAAACTTTACTTTCTTGAATATTATCATTGTCTAATATCTTTTCTGGAACAATCATTGAACGAAATATTGGCTTTGTATCTTCATCTTTTCTGAATATAAATTCATCTGCTGGTATTTCTTTCATAATGTCATACTCTCCATATAAAGTTCTTTTACAAGCATCTTTATTTTGTCTTTATTTAAGATATTTTCATTTGAATCTATCTCAGATGCAATAATACTAATAGTATCTTGTGTAATATCTACTTCATTTTCATCAGTAGCATTATTTTCAAAATCTTCAATAATAGTTAATTCTTGCAATTCGCAGGAATTTAAAATATCAATATAAGAATCAAATAATTTAGGTTTCTTTTTATTTAATACAATTAATTTTACGTGGGTATTTTTCAGTGCATTTAAATCTGCTTTTTCAAATCCATTTACATCATCATATTTTATGATATGAAAAACTTTTCTTGCATTTTCAATAAATTCTAATTCTCTTGTATCTGTATCTAATACCGTAAATCCCTTTTTTGAATTTACATCACCAAAATTTAATTCGTATTGTGTTCCAAGATAATAAATATTACCTTTTGATTGTCTTAAATGAAAATGTCCAGATAAAACTTTATCAAATTTACTAAACATCTCAGAATCAGATCCAGAAGAATGGCGAATATTTGTAACTACTTCGAATCCATTGATTTCGAAATGCCCAACAAGAATAGAAGAAGATGTACTCTGAAGGAAATCCAAGCTTTCATTTTCGTTATCATGTGTAATCCATGGCACTATGCCAATTTTTAAAGTATCAAACTGAAGTTCAATAGGTTTATCATATAATACTATATTATTAGAATCACAAAATAATTCTTTAATAGAATTTATATTATTTGTGTTCTTATAAAATGTATCGTGATTACCCAACGTAATGTGTAATTTTATATCATTTTTAGAAAAAAATCTTATAAATCTCTCACGAACTTGATGCAAAGTATTAAAATTCACATACTTGCGTCTATCCATAAGATCTCCCATATGAATAACATTTTTTATGTTATTTTTAAGAAGATATGGAAAAAATTGTTCTTCAAAGAATTTAAGAGATTCTTCTAAAAAGAACTGTGAGTCATTTTTATGACCAAAATGTGTATCTGAAATTATTGCTAGTTTCACTGTTTCTTACGTTTTCTTTTTTTAGGTTGTGTTTCTTGTTCTAATTTTTGAATATCATTTTCAGACAAATAAAAGTTTTTTTGTAAAAATTCTGCAAATGTAGCTGATTCGTTATTTTCTTTCAACCACTCTGAAAATTTAGCATCAATATTATGCATTTCTAAACATTTAAATTTAATATATGCCTGCTTTTTTTCTTTTTCTATTCGTCGTAAGAATGCAAAATAAATTATTTGAGTAAAATATGAGAAAGGGTTTTTAGACTTCGTATCATCAAAATTATGTGCATATTGCAAACAATTTTCAACACCATCACTTATCATATCCTCACGAAATGGATAATTAATAAAATTTGGTCTTTGAGATAGATGTTCGGCAATCTTCATAAAGCATTCTCCAATATAATTTGTAACTGGAGGAATTTGTTGCTTCTTCTTTAATGCTTTATTTACTATTTTTTTCCAAGAATTCATCTCTTTTAAGAATTCTTCATTATTTATATAATGTTTTAATTTTTTATCTGGTTTTATATTTTCCATATCATCATTATACATGATTTTAAGATTCTTTCAATATTATTTTAATAAAAATGTCAAGATTGCTCTTGACACATTTCTATAGAATAATTATAATTACTTTGTCTGGTATAAGGAAGACTAGGTTTCTTAAAGAACTTATAGATAATCATCTGACTTTGGATCTGGATTCCAATCACTAAAACGATTACCAAAATCTTTGTGATTCTTTTCATCACCAGTAAACTTTGCTTTTTTCTTTACCTCATCAATCATAATTTGGAGCATTTCTGGTTCAAGTATACCAGAAGAAATAAGATTCATAATTGCTTCTGGTGGTATAACCATATTTAGGTAAATCATAGGACGCTCCTGAAGTTCCTTTGGAATCATATTAGCAGAATCATCAGATTTACGCTTACGACGCTTCTTGCGTCGTTTTTTACTTCTCTCATATTCTTCATATGGGGTTTCATCCTCATATGGCATTTCTTCTTCATATTTTGTAGAATTTATCATTTGATCAACAATATTATCTACATCTTTCATGAACTGTTCTAATTCTTTTTGATCAAGTTCATTCTGCATTTTTAAATCATTTTCATTCTTTTCTTTTTCTAAAGTGTAATGTTGAACACACTTTTTACTCGCATCTGTCATAGCCACGACTCTATCTTTATATAAATCAATGGTTTTAACATCACTATTATTCAACCAATCTTTCATGAAAGTAACATCTACGGTATTTCCATTTGGATCAGTCATAGTTGATGTTAAAAAAACCATTGGATTATTTATTGTATATTTGTCGGAGTTTTCATGAACATCAGCGATTAATTCTTCACCGTTGCTAAGTTTTATTATTTTGCAATTCATTATGCCTCCTATAAGCGAATGTTTTTAATACTATATGTAAACTTCTCTTTAGTATATAGTTCTATACGTTCATCCATATGACGTAAGGTATGATTTCTGTAGGATTTCCAACTCAAATTATCACCAATATCGAAAACCAAAGCCTTATCCTTCCTATCTGATTTACGAAGTCCTCTACCTATAGACTGAAGGATGCGTACTACAGATTTTGAGGGAGAAGCAAATATAATAGCATTTATATTTTTAATGTTTATTCCTGTACTACAAGTACCATATGAAGCAACTAATAAGCTATTTGAATGTTTATCTACTATGTTTCGTATTAGTTCTCTTTGTTCAATATCAGTTTTACCATAGATCATAAACACATCTTTTTTCTTCATTGAATTTAATTGATTAAATAATCGTATACCATGTTTTTCTACATAATTGAATAGAACAAGAACATTACCATCAAGGCTATTTGCTAGATTACATATAAAATCATTTCTTTTTTTATTTAAAATAATCCACTCAATCTCACTTTGATAACTACATTTTTTAATTTCTTGATAATCTTTAATATCATAATTTAAAAGAATAGAATTAATTGTAAGAGTTGATAGTATCTTATCATCCATTAAATTTTTTGTTGTTGTTACTGAAAAACATCTTCCAAACAATCCTTCAATCATTAATTTATGTGCTTGTGTGTTATCTAGAGTACCTGTTGTTCCAGTTCTAAATATAGAAAATTTACATTTTTTCATCATTGAACTTAATGATTTTGCTTTATATAGATGAACTTCATCCCCAAACACACCATAAAAATTTTTAAAAAATATATCTGATTCTTTGTAAATACTCTGCCATGTAGATATCACAATTCTTCTAGTTACTTCTTTTGATTTTCCCTGAAATATTGTATGTATTTGTCTTAATATATTTTTATCATGATTGCAGTAATCAGCAAAATCTCCTGCCATTTGGGTTACTAAACCTGTAGTCGGAACTATAATTAAATATTTACTTTCTTTATAGTGCTCAAGAAGAAATCTCAGTATAAGATATATTATTAATGACTTACCTGAGCCAGTAGGAGACAGTAGAAGACTTCTATTTTTAGTAAGTGCGTGTATTACACCTTCGATTTGGTGAGCGTGTGGAATGATTTCTTTGCCATTAGAATAAATTTTTTGATTTAATAGCCATTCTCTAATTTGGGGTTCTGTTATTTTTTGAAGTTCTATTCCGGTTATTTCATACTTATACAAACGATCTTCACAAAATTTGATGATATAATCAAGTAATCCAACATAAATTGTCTGTGATGCAAGATTAAAAAGCTTGATTGTTCCATCCCATCGTTTCTTTTTATATGCAGGTGTAAACTGGTGATTAGGAACTTTAAATGTAAAAAATCCAGACAATTCCTTCGCAATTGAAGGTTCACAGTCGATCTTTAAATATACTTCATCGACTTTATGAATTTTTAACATTATTATACACCCTGAGTAAATTTAATCCATTCTATAGATGCACGAATAGACCATATTTTATTGGATATTAACTTCACAACACTTTCAAGATAATTTACTTTCTCTTTTTGCATTGTAAGTTTCAAATCTAATTGAATTATATCGATATCGCTATCTATAAAACGATCAAGATCCTGTCGTATAACAGCCAATTCGAATGGTTCCCATTTTAGTTCATTCAGTCTTTCCTCACTGAACTTACCAGAATAATAAAGCCATTTATCTCTTTTGAGGATATTTAAATCGCTTTCGTATTTTGCAAGAATGAGTTT